CCGCGCGCAGCATGGTATGCAGTCGCATCGGCCACCGAGATATAGCTCTCGGCGTCGGCCTTGCTGGTGCCGTCTTCGACGATCAGTGTCATTGATTACTTCTTCTTAGATTCCGCAGTTTTGGCAGCGGCTTCAGCCTCGGCTTTCGGCTCGACGTACAACTCATGCTTGCCTTCGTCGAAATCTTCCTTGTTGATGACGTAGTAACCGGTCGGATTGTCTTCGGTCACCGGGCATTTCACTTGTACTGTTTCCATTTCATCCACTCCTTAAAATGAAAGCGGAGCCCGAAGGCCCCGCTCGTGGTTACTGAAGGTTGATCGGTTATGCGCCGATCAGGATGCCAGCGTGACGCGGAGCGGTCATCTTGACGCCCCATGCCAAGTTGACCTCGTAACGCACCTGACGCTTCTGCTTGTAGATAGCAAACTCGTAGGTGATGCCAGAAACGGGATCAGTGACCAGCATCACGTCATCCGCAGCATCGCCGCCTTCCGGCATGGCCGGCGCGCGCGTCGCCAACTGGATGGCCGAGCGGTGGAAGAACATGTTGCGAGTCGTTGCGCCGATCACGGTGACGGCGGTAGCCGAGGTGCCGATTGCCTTGCGCAGACCCGGTTCGGCAAGCGTTACCACGCCGCCGGACAGGGCAGAGGCAACCACGTACTTCTCGCTGTCGCCAGCGAACGTGATGATGTCGCCCGCCAAGATCGTGCCGGTGCCGGTAATCAGCGTGATTGCAGTGGCACCGACCGCATAGCCTGCGGTGTTGGTGGTGTAGGAAGCGCCGGTACCGACCGTGACGGCGGTTTTCACTTGGCCGGAATTGTGCAGGTCGAAGCCCTCCACCTGGCCAAGCGCACCGCGGCGCAGCATTTCATCCGTGCCGGCTTCGTTGACCTTGAACAGGCCGCTTTGCTTACCGCGGATGTTCGCCACGGCGGTGGAACCAAGCACCATGTGCAGGTCCGATTGCGGCACACCGTTGTCGTCCAGAATCTTGCGCGACTGGGCGAAGTCCGACAGATCACCAGCGGTGCCGAAAGCGGTCGCGTTGTAGGTGCCGTAGGCGCGGGAAGCCGCGATATGGAGCGCAGCCAAGTCGGTTTCCACTTCGTTGGTCAGGGTCCGCAAAGCCTGAGCAATACGGTCGCGATTGATCGTCGCCAGCGTGCCACCGAGCGACTTGGATTCTTCGCCGGTAACACCGAACGGCACGGAACGCGCCTTCTGGATGGTCATGCTGACAGTGCCGATGGTTTGGTTCGGCGTATCGGCGGCGTACGCAGCCGGCGCCAGGTCTTCGGCGGTCATCGCGCCGACCACTGGCGAGGTGACGGTCTGGTTGACGGCAGCGCGCTCGGCAGACGAATCGCGCGAAACGGCGGGGATGAAGCCCACCAGTTCACGCGATACCACGTCCATGGCGTTGTAGATGGTCGGAATCAGACCAGTGAGAGTGAGAGTACCCATGATTGAAGCCTTTCAGATGTGAAAAAGCCCGCTCATGGCGGGCTCAGGTTTGCGAATGGTTTGGGGTGTTAATCGGTGATCGTCGTGTCCTTGACCGCTGCGGCGCGTGCCGTGGCGTCAAGTGCTTCGAACTGCGCACGAGTCATAGTCTTCTGACCGCCTGCACCTTGTTTGCCTTGCCCCGCGCCGCTGCCGGATGCACCCGAGCCCTTGAGGATGGAATCCTTGTACGGGTACTGGTCCACCAGCACTTCGAGCGCTTCATCGAAGTCAGCCAGCTCCCCTGGGCGGGCGCGGCTGTAAATCTTGTTGCCGGCCTGGTCCTTGGCGACGATCTTGCCGTCTTCGATGGTGAAAGCGTTGCCGAAGCGGGCTTGCACGAGGTCAGCGGGAATCGCGAACTTGTCGGCAATGGCTTTGCTGCGGGAGAAGCTTCCACCGATCTTTTCGGCATAGAGGTCAGCCTTCAGCTTGTCGCGCTCGGTAACGATGGGTTCGTACTGCGCTTTCAGAGCCTTGGTCGCCTCTTCCTTGACCTTTTCGACTTCGCCGGCATCCACCAGCTTTTTCGAGTCAAGATTCTTGACCGTTTCCAGTGCTTTGCGGGCTGCTGCGGGGTCTTCGATGCCTTCGAATGGTTTCAGCTTGGCTTCTGCGGCTTCGGCGCGTTCCCTGTGGGTTTTTGCTTCGCCATTGAGCCGGCTGATCGTCTGAACGGTAGCAGGAGCGTCAAATGCGACTTCCTTGCCATCGTCATGGACATATACGGGTTTGCCATCCTGCAGAACCGCGTTGCCATTGGCATCAAGTTTTAGTTTCATGGTGCGTTTCTTTCCGGTCATCCGACCTATAGCGGTGAGTCCATCCGGACCCGTTGCGCCGTCCCACATCCGTGTTCAGGCAAATAAAAAAGCCGCGCCTCTTGCGAGGAACGGCTTCGGAAACGAAAAAGGCCCGCCGAAGCGAGCCTTGGAAATTGTGGATAGCGACCGGCACTGATCCCCGGCATACCAGCCCCTGTCCCGATATTGTCTTACGGGCCGCAGCCTCGGGCGCCCTATGGCTAGTCGTCGTTTGGCACTCACACGTGCGCATCAGCCTGCGCATTCACTATCAAGAGAGTTGACTGTACCCGGCCAGGTCTATTTACCGCCGCGAATCCGCAACGGACAATCAACTCGCTTCATAGCGCCCTATGGGCGACGATTTAGTGTGTCCGACCACTCCATCGTTATCTTGTATTCTTCCGTTGCACGACGCTCGTTCTCAACTAGCCGCTGCATTAGTTCCGGTGTTTGCTTGCGCAGACCGCGCACTTTGATGAGCGCGCACGTCTGATCGTCGTAGACCTCAATCATCTCGTAGTCGCCATCGTTCAATAACCGCCCCCCTTTCGTGCCCGTCGATTATGGCTTTGCCAACAGCGAGAGGGTCTTCCTCCAAGAGATGAATGAACGTCCAAAGGACTTCGCCATTTTTGCGGATGGTGCCAAACTCGATGTGATAGCCTTTGTACTCACAGGAGTATTCCCGCATGTATTCGTCGTATGTCATGCCAACACCACCCTTTCGCCCTTCAGGAAGCAAGAGGCGCAGACGATCGTCTTGATGCCGCCCTTGGTCTTGCCATCCTGGTACAGCACGCCGGCCTTCAGTTCCAGCACTTCGCGCCCGCCGCAGCGTCTGCATTGCAGCATGCTGGCCGGCTTCGGATGCTTTTTGATGCGATCAATCACCCGTTGCTTGGGCGTATCGGGTGGAGGACTGCCATCGATGACGATGAATTTGGCCATGCAGGCATTATAGCCCTGCGCGCTCAAAGGCTGCCGCATCGCGCTGCCGCAATTCGTCCAGCGTCAAATATTTGCCCTTGTCGCTGTAAAACCGGTCCAGTTCCAGCCCGCCGTCCCGCATCAGCTTCCCGCGGGTCGGACCCAGTATCTCGTCCTGCCGCGCGGCGCTCTGCTGCCTGATCCACTCGGCATAGGTGGTCTCTTCCGGCACCTCGCCGTCCATGCTGGCACGGGTCGACGCGCTGAACTCGCCGATGTCGACGCCGCCCAGTTCCTTCCATGATTTCGTGACCGGCACACTGATGGACCGGCAGTTCCAGTGCAGCGCTCCGGGCCCGCCCAGCCACGGCACCGCATGGCCGATTGGCTTGTGCGCGTCGTCGGCCGTGTACTCCAGCCCATCGCGTAGCCGGCAGCCCTCGGAGGTCCGGGAATCAAGCGTCGCGGTCCACACCACGGCCTTGATCAGGTCGCCGTTCGCCTTCATGAAGCGATCGCGGGTAAACCCCGCCGTATGGCTGAGAGCCGTGCGCACCACCGCCTCGGCATGGCGCCGGTCAATCTCGATGATGCCGTCGCTGTAGCCCTGCGCCCGGGTGCCGCGGATGCGCTGCACGATCTGGCTGGTAGTCTGACTCTCCACGTAGCCCATGCGAACCGCATCCCGGATCCGGGTCATGCGATCGGCTTCGATGCTCTGCGCCCATTCTTTTAGCAAACGTCCCTGAAATGGGCGTGCCATCGCCGCCGCATAAACCTGTTCTACCGCCACCGTCGCCACATCGACTTGCGCGATCACTTGCGCCGGGATTGCTGAGCGAAACAGCTGATACTGATAGTCGGCTTCGTACTCGACGAAATTGCGCAGTTCCGTGCTCAGTTCGCGCTCGACTTGGTTGTACGCCTGCACGTTCAATGAGCGGACGCTGTACAACAATTGTTCCAGCCGTTCGACCGTGAACGATTCGGCCGGCATGGTTTCCAGCGCCGAAGTCAGCTGCCCGAACAGGTCCGGGTCGGTCCGGTTCAGGATCGCGATCAGCCGAGCCACCACGCCGTTGCTGTAGCGGTCGAAGTCAATCGCATGGTGAATCGATGCGTCCGCCAGCTTCTCGTTGACGGTGTCTGCCATTACGCGCCGGCGCCGCCGTCAAGCTTGCCCAGCGGCGGGCCCTGCGTGCCGATCCGGTCCTTTTCTGCGTCCGGATCCACCTCGGCGGATAGGATGCCGCGGCGCTTGTACTCGTTCAGCAGCGTTTCGTCGGACAGCTTGCCGGCCTGGTTGGTCTTCAGCAGCAGCTCGGCCGAGGCTTCGGCGAGGGTTGCGGCGCCGTAATCATTGAAGATCGTGACATGCCCGCCCTTCGGCAGCTTGATCCATGCCGCCATGATCTGCAGCGCCTGATCCAGCGCATCTTCCAGCCCCTGGGTGATGCGCTGCAGCGCGCACATGCCGACCGCGTTCTCCGTGGCCACTTGGGTGGCGGTGATCTTGCCGGGCTGGATCACCAGCAATTCGGCGCCGGCCTGCCGCATGCGCTCTTCCAGCGTGTCCAGATCCTTGCTGCCCGCGTCAATGGCGGCGCCGGTATGCTCGACAAACTTCATGTCGCCATCGATTGGCAGCTTCACGGCAGCGGAGGCACCCACCGTCAGAGAAAACTTGTCGTCCTCAACCCCGATCACAGCCAGAATCGGCACCCGGGCCACATGCAGGATGGTCTGCTGGTCGCTCGCGGATTGCCAGTGCGCCACGTTCAGGTTCGCGACTTCGATCAGCGGTGGCTTGGCGGTCATGAAGCCGGTGCGCTGGCCATAGACCGGCACGAACGGGATGTAATCCAGCGTGGTCACGCCGTTTTCATGCAGTAGCCACTCTTCCTTGTTGTCGACCTTTTTCTTCCGGTAGGTCGCCCACATCCCGGGCTCCAGCATGCGCACCTGTTCGACTTCAGTAACGCCAAACTCGCCATCCGGCTCTTCGACCGTTTCCATGATCCGCAGCTGGAGCAGCTGCCAAGAGCCCTTGACGCGCTTGGCCCGCCAGCCGAGCAGTTGCCACGGGTAGATCTGGATGAAGTACGGACGCACGCCGGCTGCCTTTTCGGCTGCCCGGGTGACCTCGCCGGCCGGCGTGCGCTCGACGCCGCTATTATCCGGACAGTCGACCAGGATGCCGCACAAACCGTACCCGAGGGCACATTCCATCAAATCAGCCGCAAACGCGTCCAGATTACGGCCCTGCAGGTCGACGTCGTTCAGGTATTCCTTGATCTGCGCCGGCACATCGTCGCCAATGGTGATCGCCTTGCTAAACGGCTTGCCGGTCAACGTGGAGACGGTGCGTTGGTACGCGGGGAACAGCACGGCGGTCTTCCGCCGGCATTCATAGGCCTCTTCATCCTCGTTCGGCCACTTCGGCAGGTAGGTTTTGCCGGCCTCCCGCATGGCCCGCGTCCCGCCGAGCAGTGCGCGCGCCAGTCCCCAGTCGGCGGACATGTCCGCTACGGCGCTGGATTGTTTGGCTACATCACTCATAGGATCCTTGGTTACAGGCGCAGCGTCGAGACGATTGCGGTGCGTTTGACGATCGGCCAACGCTTCACTAGGAAGTAGCCGACCGCATCGTTCGGATGATCATGGCCGGTCGATTTGTCCGGCTCCCCGTTGTTGTCGTATGCCTGCTGCTCGAGCGATTCCGTGAGCACCGGGCAGGCATCGGTATTGACCTTCCAGCGCCGCACGCCCGTATCGTTCAGGATCATCGCGTTTACCGCATTCACGCGGTCCTTCACGGCCGGATTGGCAGGATTCACGCTGATGACGAACCCGGCCTGCTTCAGGATCGACAGATCCGACTCGCTGGCGTTCTTGCTGCTGGTGTTGCCGCCGCTGGCGTCCGGATAAACCGTCACCGCATGCCCTCGGTCGAGATACCGCTCTTTCAGTAGTTTCGCCATCGCCGGCGTGTCGCGCACCTTGGTCAGTTCGGCAAGGGTTTGCGGCAGCCCGTCGCGAATCACGCTGATTTCCGCCGTCATGTTCAGCACGTTAAAGTCCATGCCGACATGCAGCGCCTCGCCTTCCTTGATGTGCTCTGGCGTGTGATTTAGCGTGCGGTCAAAGTTGGGATAGACGCTGCCGCTGGCCAGGTTGGTGAACTGCCCGCGGATATACGCCTCAATCAATTGCGGCGGGTAGCTGGCCCGCAGCGATGAAATGTAATCGTCCGGCAGATTCTTGGCGTTGTCGTAGGTGCTCGCCTGCACCAGCCCGTACAAACTTGCCAGTTCCGGCTTTTCCCGCAGCGCCTTGACGAACTGCTGGTAGACGAACTTGAAGCCCTCGGGCGTCGTCGTCACATCGATGCCGTTCATTAGGCCGTCCAGCTTGTACCGCATCCGGGCGATGATCTTGCGCCA